GCCTTATCAGCAGACACCTTTTTTATTTTATTATTAGAAGAGTAGACTTTATCCTCTAAGAAACCAGCCGCAACAGCACCAATCTCCGACTCCAGCCCCTGAGCATAAGTTATCGCTTGCGCTTGCCTTCCTTCATTTCCTTCATACAGGTTTTGTGTTATGTATTCTTTGAACTCGGGATCTTGGTTTCTATCGTTCGCATCTTCAGGAGTAAAAAAATCCATTAATGTAAGCATTCTACTGATAGAATTAACTTCACCAAATTTCGCTTTTGCTATCTTCTGTAATCTTTTTAGACCTACTCCGATAATGTACTGGCCGTCCTTTTCGATTACGTCCGCCCCTAATTCTTCTGCTTTTTCCAAAGCTTTCAATTCATCGTTATAGACGTATTCAATATCTTCTCTACCACCAGTGGCAACAGCAAGCCCTACACCTCGAACCTCGTCAGCATCCATGTATTTCGCAAAAGGTAAAGCAAGTGATAGCTCGTCAACCAGATAACCTTTTAACTTTTCTTCCGACGAGAAAGCTTCTAAAATCTCATCCTGAACAATTTTTTCCCAAGCTTCTTCAAAACCCAAACCTTTATCTCCTCGCTCTCTCTTGATGGACTCTAATACTTTTTGGCTTCTAGCTGCCGCTTTCTTTAAAGTTTCTCTTGCGGAGTCATAATCTCCTTGCACTATCTGAAGAGCAGCTACATGCACCGCTTCAAAGAAGACTCCTTTAGCGTCGTTCTTTTCTTGCATGGAAAACTGAGATCCTGCCACGCGAGTAAACGAATCGTCATCGTAACCGCACCGATCTTTTATTGAATCCAAACCAATTTTCATTAGCTGATTCTGTTTGTTTTTGTCTCCAATAACTAGAAGCTCTTTTGGTGTTGCACCAAATAGGATTAGATTATTTTTATAGAATCCTACTTTCTTTAAGATATCTTGACAAGCTTCTTGTTTATACTCCTCTGGCACTGCGGGGAACGACGCCACCGCTTTGAAGTTATCAAGGACTGATCTAGCCATGGACGCACCCATTGGCTCGGTAGATGCCTCAGATAATCCATCATCATCAACAACACGGACATTAGCCTCTAAAATCTTTCCTAAGATTCCTGGAGAAGACTTTAGTGTGCCGTCCTCTTTAATAGCAGGATTTCCTTTTACAATCAGGGTGTTTATTATGCCCTCTTTGATGTTGATGACACCGTCGTTAGATAACCCAACTAAATACTGTTTAATACCTGTTTCAACATACTCAGATAGACCTTCTAAAGCCGTTCCCTCAAGGCTACCAGCAACAGTTAGATTTTTTTGCTGCTCGGTCATCTCTTCCTGGCCTTCACCAAGCTCTTTGATAAAATGACCCACCAAATTGTTGTAAGCTTTTGATGTTGTATCTAGAACTCCCCCTGGAGCAGCCGTACCTCCTAGTCGTTTGTTTCCTGAGATAGCAACACTCACATCGTCAGAATTAGCTTTCTTATATGCAAACGTCCCTCCATCACCTGCTGCCGCTAAGGCATCAGCAAAACTTTTATAAGGGTTAGAGATTAAACTTTGAGCTTGCTCCTCAGCACGCTTTAAAGTCTCTGGGTTTACGTCAGAGCGATCAGTTACATTTTCATTTATATAAGTGATCTTATACGTCCGCTTCTTTAGCTTGCTGTAGCTCTCTAGTAATTCTGAGAAATAATCCATACCTTATAATAGATGAAAAAAATAGCCCCGCCCACACAGGTAAAGGACGGGGCTAAAAACCTAATTTAAAATCACTGTGTTGGATTTGAATAGTTGTATACGTTCATGAAGTCGTACTTGAAGTTCACAGTAAGCATGTGGAAATCGTTGGTTGAGTAGTTGAATTCCGCTGCTTGCCATGAGGTTGGGTAGACTCCGTAAAGCTCGATGGTTGAGTGAGGAGTTAGAGTATTGTCTAGCTGTACAATCTCAAGCTTGTCTGCCTTGAAGGTGTTACCAGCCCCGCCCCCTGGCTGTGCGCTCTTGGTCATCTCACCAGTGAGTGGGTCATAGGTGTGACGGAAGAAGCGGTATAGGTCGGAGGCAGTCTCACGAAGGTAAAGGTTATCAAAGTCGATGGTAAGCTCACCTGGATTAGTCTTGCCTGGGTAATGAAGCTTATCGTTTACGCGATCAACAACAATAGGCTCGTTTCTCATCTCAAGACCACCAACCTTTTTACAGGCTAAGGTAAGATCAGCGACATTAGTTATATCGTCGGGAAGACCGAAGAAGTGTGCTTCGAACTGATATGCCCGAACGGAATCAAGGTCAGTTGAGACGGTAGGAAGGCCCTGACCTGGAGTGAAATCTCTACCGTATTTTGTCTTGTAATATGATGTTGCCATTAATTATCTCCTCAGAGGGTTCCTAGATCAGCGGACTGATTGGTTAGGTTGATCTCAAACACGATGACCTCAGCGGTCTTGGTAGGCTTGAGTAGAACTTTTGTCCAAAGTTCATTTCTATCGACACGGAGTGGGGTGTTGGTTGTCTCGTCGCAAACAACACGGAACTCCGAAATACCCCGTCTTCTTCTGATGTCATCAAGGAAGGGGTTAACAACTCCTTCTATCTGAGCCCAAGTAAACTCGTCATTCGGCTCGAAGACAAACCGTTGAGTAGAGGCGAGTATAACCTTTCTCACATAGATCATTAGTCTTCTTATATTAATTCTATCTAGTGAGGTGGGAGATCTTTGACCTGTTCTCTGGCCGAAGATGGTAAGCCCTTGCTGTGGGAAAGCGACAATTGGATTTACGATGTTGCCGCCGCTGTAGAGGCTGTCTCTGTCGCCCTGATTGAGCTTGACCTCGACCTCTGTAGGCTTAGTCAGACGCCCTCTTTGGAATCCAGCGGGAGCGAACCAAGTGTCTGATACTGCATCGGTGTAAGCCATTTGTCTGGCAGCAAAGATAGAAGGGTCGTACCATCTGTCCTTGCCATCAAACGTGCTAAACACTTTTACCCAGGGCCAGTGTACCGCAGCAAAGGAACTGTTGATTGCGGACGTTCTTGACCCCGTAGTAGAAGCCTTGCCGTTGGTCCAATCAATTGCATCCTGAACCGTTCCCACTGCATAGGGAGGAGCAACTAAGGCTAAAAAGTCTTGAGTGTTTTCGGCTAGAGTAATAAGTGCGTTCTGGACTTCTTGTGTAGCTACACCAGGAACCAGAGCTATGCCGACGTTGATCACATCATCATCTAGAGCTTGCATTCCTGTCTTAGGTTCTGTCGTAGCGTCACCAATCAAGACAGTAGATCGGTCATTCTCAGTAGAAGGAATACCGTTTGTTCCACCAGCTAAGTTGGTAGCAGCAGTGCCAACAAGTTTGGCAAATCTACCTCCAGTTGCTCCGGAAGATACAGTTCCGTTGAATGAGATGTCGAAGGGACCCGTAGCTAATTGGCTTATTGAGTCTGAAAACTTGGATAGAGCAGTTACAGAAACGTCACTGCCATCTCTAATAATGTTTCCTTTAATAATTCTAGAGGTGAGGTTTGTTTCACCAGTGTTGATTACATCTTCTAGGAAGGCTCCCGAAGCGACGAGGCTGGCCTTGAAAGTTTCTAGAGCAACCCCTTGGTCGTTAACGACTACCGCAAAATTTTGTGACCCAAGAGAATCTAAAGTAATAGAGTTGCCGCTAGTATCCCCATTAGCTTTAACACCTCCGTTGTATCCCGCACCAGGATGTATAGACTGTACAAGGTAGCTTAGGCTGTTAGTGCCTGTAGTAATAATCTGTGCTCCCTTAACGGTTATGGAAGAAGATTCCCCGGTGGCGCTTATTCCAAAGTTTGTATTAGGGTTTGTTGTGGGATCAAAAGCTCTTAGAGCGCCAGTTATGCCGCTTGCTTCGTTGAAAGTAGTGCCCTGGCAAATCTTGACTGTAAGCTCTGCACCAGAACCAGCGAAGCTGCCAACAACAGCACCAGAAAGGCCCAGACCACTGTTGAAAGAGCCATCATTGAAGACTCCAGCTAAGTCCGCGTCTAACGCACCTCCAACTACCGATCTAAGAGCCTCTGACTGAGAGCGAGCGTTTGGAACATTGACCACAAAATCTTTTCCTGCCCCACCATTATCAGAGAACTGGGCGACTCCTGCTGAGTTTCTAACTTGAATTCTTAGAGTAACAGGAACTTCGATTCCATATCTGTTGGAAGCACTGTTGTCAGCCTGTCCAGAAACTGCGATGGCTGGGCAGTGGCCGATAGATACTGTAGCCGATGCGTCCACCGCTTGCTGGTCATCCGCGCATCGAATAAAGTATACGGAGTTAGTTTGTTCAAGGATCTCCAGAGCACCCTCTAATCCTTGACCGTTAATCGCCTCACTCGGAGCACCAAAGGTGCGAATAAGGGCTTCCTGGTCGGTAATAAGGGTAGCCTTGTTTGTTGGGCCTTTAGAAGCAAAACCAACGATGCCTACCACTGAAGTATTAATCGAAGGCGTGAAATCAGAAATGTCTTTTTCGACTGTGTAAACACCAGGACTTAAGTAATTGGGGGCCATAATTTATCTCCTATGCGTTGGAAATTTTAAACATTCTACGGCGATGTAGAATTTTTATTTGTTCCGTTATATAATGGTCAGGAACCACTATACTTTCCCCCGGCTTCATCCACTTCTCTTGAGCACCTTTTTCGGTGTTAAAGTAAATAGTAAATGATTGTAGACTATCGTTTTTTACTACTTTCATAATTTTCCTTCCTTAGTATGTAGAGCTTTAGAAAACTTTTTTTACTACTTTTTTTATGGTACAAGAACTCTCCCGGTGGATATGGTTGTAGTTAGGGCCGCGCTATGTCTTGATTTTCCATGAGGCGCCACAGCGTCAGATACTACACTGACGGGCCTACCTTGAACTAAAACTTTTGGGGATCCTGGGCCCAGAATTATCCCACCCGCAGTAGATTCCCCAACAACAGAAACAGGGATTCCTTCAAACCTGACCTTAGGGTTTCCTGTTGCTATATGATTGCATGTGGCTCTAGAGCCAGCTACAGTTGGTAGTCTCATTGAGTGTTAATGTTTAGCTCTTCGATCTTGCCTGTAGAAGTGACAAGGAACTTTGGATTGGGAACGTAGGTTCTCAGGACCACGTTGAAGGTCTTCTTGATGATTCGATCCTCCTTGTCCCCTGCTGTGATCGAGCCGACATCCTCTTCGGTATCCAAGAATGCCTTGGCGATAGTTGAGAACTCAGTGGGCACGTTCATCTCAGGATTGAATTTGAGTCGAATCTGCTCTAGAATCTGATCCATGTCAGCCATGTACTTACACCAGATGTTTACTTGATAGTTAATATTTACTGGTCTTGGAGCAA